TGACGGATCGGACTTGCTCTCTTTGACCATGGCATCCAGGACTTCCGTAGGATCGTTTATGCCCAGCGTTAATAGCGCTACTTGCTGGACATCCAGCAGATAAGCAAACTCAGGCAGCACAGTCAAAACGTCGACTATTGCTTTCGCAGCCTGCGCCACGTCGGCCGGCGCTATCACCGGGAAGTCTCGGTCGACATACCAGTTCTCGGGCGGAATGCCCTTATGCTTCAGCACGATCTCGTCGAAGTCCTTGAAGGTGTCCTGCCATACTGCTTGATAGGACTGAAACATCTTCATCATTGGCAATTCCACTGTCTTAGCGGTGGCCAGGTTGCCAATTGAGATGTCGCCAAAATACTGTTCGGGAATTCCCACGGCTGCGCAGAATTGCAGCTTGAGCATACGGCCGTCGTCGTAAGCGCCCCGGGCGCCAGTGTCCGTTTTAATGGGCGTCGTGTCCACGCCCAGGTTCTCTATCATATGAGAAGCTGCCGATATTTCCGCATCATCAGTCTTTGCCTTGATAGCGTCGACCGCCGCCTGTCCGCCCTTAACCTTTGACTTCCAGGCGAACCGGGCCAGCGCCAGCATAATAGCAACTCGGCTGGCCAGGAAACGGCGATATTGCTTAATCCAATCCAGCGCCGGCAATAGCAATGGGTTGCCACGTTGACCAATCGTGTTATAAGTTAGGTGATAAACTAACGCTTCGTCATTATGTGTAACACTCGCGCCCAGGGCATCAGTGCCCGCATCGCCTTTAGCATTCGTTGTGCTGCGGTACACAGTCTCATGCGCCTTGCCCTGCCTATCCGCCCACTTCCTTCGATAATGAGTCACGGCCTCGATGTCTTCCGGGTCAGTGATGATCTCGGCTATCTCCAGTGGAGCGATGCGCCTGATCTTAACTATGTCGCCAAGGAAGAGAGCAAAGAACACTTCGCCCTCGACCAGTAGCTTGTCGGATGACTTACGCTGCCCCCTTGCAGATAGGATGCCTCGATTCTCCGGCGCATCCCAGAATTCCTCCAATACCTTCTTGGCCGGCTCGTCCTCCATATCCCACGTTACACCGGAGCCGAAGGTGTAATCAGTCCACAACCGAATCGCCTGCTTGCCCAGTGGGTCTTTGGTATAGTAGAGCTGGGATAGCCTCAGGTTCGTAATTCGTTCGGCGTCCTGGATGATATCCGCAGCATAGAGGCTCAGGTTGATCCAGCCTGCATCTTCCAGCTTGAGCTCGGCTTCGACGGTTGCCGTGGCTTCCCGGATAATGCCGCCTAACATGGCTTCCAGGGTTTCGTATATTTCAACTTTCTCAGGCATCAAATCTCCTCAGGGCGTCGCCCCTTCGCTTGATTGTGTGGCATTGGGCGCCCGTAAACTTACAAGTGCACTGCGCATCATTACACGCTGTCTCCTGCGATCGACTCGTAGCATTCCTTATTCTGTCCGTCATTGACTTAGGTCTTTACGATAATATGCCAGGCAAATTTCAGCCTCAGGTATAGCGGCAGGTCGTACAGCTCCCGGACGTAAGACCGCCAATCCCTCCGACTGACCTGCCGTATCTTCTTAGATATACGTCCATTCATCTCTGTCGCCCTCTCCGATGCTTTTTATGTTTGATATCTTTATAGCTATGCCCGGCTCCTGGGACATCGTGCCAAAAGCGGCCTCGCAACCCTTTAGTCGCTGCTAAAATAAACGCCATTGGTACTAACCGTACTGGAGTCGATATCATACCATCGCCTCCTGTCGCGCTTCGATCAGTATCCGTTGCACAGTTCTTACGGATAGACTTGATTCGACAGCCAGCTTCCTTAACGACTTACCTTGTCTCCGCCCTTCCACTACAATCATCCGGCAAGCATTAGTGCTTCGTCCATAAGCACCCTTCGGACGTCCCAAGCTAGAATTAAGCGGTATGTAAGCCTCACCCACTATACAAGTCGGAAATGGGCATTTAAGACAGGCCGGAGCGTATGCACATCCCTTGTCCTCATATTTCGAACTCATAACACCAACTCCAAATCCCTGACTTCCACCATTGAATCATAAATCGTGATGATCTCCTCTGGCTCCGGCTGCCCTAGCATCAATTCCGTTAGAGCCCAAACCACAGCGTCGACGCGGTTCGGCGATTGCCTGGTAGTGCCCGGGACCCACGTGCATTGCTCCTCTTCCAGATATGGCAGTTCGCCGACGTGGTGAATGCGGCCCTGCTCGTACATCGCTACGATGGGCTCTGCCCGCACCGCCTTGCCCCTGCTGGCGTGGACGTTCTTATAAGATAGGCTGCACCCTCTGGCCTTCGCAGCCTGTATCATCGTGTTTTCCACCATATCGCCACCAAAGTTCGATTCGCCGACTATCCTGTCTGCCCTGTGGGTGTCTGAAGCTGATAGCACCACGCCAGCCCAAATATCCGGGGATGCTTTCAGGGTTCGATCGTCCAGGACATAGCCGTGCAAGACACCGCCAACTCGTGCGATGCCTGCAACCACAATGCCGCACTCGGTTGAGCCTCCTGGCGGATCAACGCCCACTACAACCCGGGCGAGGTCAGGATAGCCGGCGACCCGAGTATTACTAATCATATCTCGACTCCACAAAGCGCCAATAACCTCGTCGATATCCTCGGCCATGATCTCTTGCCGGTACGATAGCCTGGACATATCCTCGGTTATCTCAGCAAGTGCCTTGGCGCTGAGGTGTGGGTTATCGTGGCTTGTGAAGTGGAAGGCCGCCCATCTGCCTGTAGTATTGGCCTCGGCTCGTTTATACATCTTCGCAGCGTGACGGGGATCCCGGGCCTTGCTCAAGCTGCGGCTGCGCAGGGACGGCGGCGTGTAAAGAAACACGGCATCGCCGTCGTTGTCGAGTAGCATAGGCACACCGACCACTTCCCACATATCCTCGTCCATCAACTGCCATTCGTCCAGGATTAGCAAGTCGGTATAATCACCCCGGAGCATATCAGCGTTCCAAGCCGTCTTAGCACGGATTCGATTCTTGGTTCCCCTGAGCTCGATGATGTGCTCGACTTCGTTTTTGTATAGCACCTTGGCCTCGACTGGTTCCGCCAGCGCCCGGCATACCTCATACCAAAAGGCGTCTAGCTGGTCAGTGGTGGGCGAGGCGTATAGAGGGCGCAGCCCGGCCAGGAATGACTTGACTGCGATCGTGGCCGCCAGATCGGTTTTGCCACCACGTCGCCCGGCTCTGACTATCTTACGCTTTGCCGTGCTATTGACGACGGCGGCTTGGCTTGGTTCATATGGCCGGTGCAGCCTGATCTTATATTTATTTGACATTGATCTCCTGAGGCTCCACTTGATAATCGATACATCTGAGCGGCTGCTTGACAAATCTGATGATAGTCCTGAGACACTTGCCGTTCATGTTACTAACGCAATCCTCTCGTTCGCATGGGTATTTCCAGTTAGTGAAATTCCTGCGAATAATGCTAGTGCTTCGGGTTTCCATCTGTCCATTCTACCTCGAACTTGATCGGCTCTCCGCCTGGTATGCCGGCGATGCCGATATTCCTCTTGTCCGTCCAGCGCTGCGAATCCCTGTTATATAGCCATACTTGTATAGCAGTGACGTTTCCGCTGACCGCCGCTTCAAATAGCGCATTCTCAACTTTGCCCGTAGCATCACTTTCGGCATTCGCAACTGCCTCGGCAAAGGCCTTATCTTTGTTCATGTGGATCGAGACTGTCGCCCTGTGGATACTGACCAGGGTGGCAGCGTATCCCCGGGCGTGACCGTTCCGCAAGTGCTCAAGATATTGCTCTTTTTTGGTGTCGTCGAACTTGTTGCGATGCACTTCCCCTTTCTTACCATTAACATCCTGCTTTATCTTAGTATCAAGAACTTTCTCGTTTACTTGTTTTTCTTGTTTATCCCCTATAGTAAAACTAGAAACGAGTATTTTTGAAGGCATTAAAATGGAGTCTGAGCCTGAGGATTTACCCGGGGCTTTTTCGGGCCTGGCTATCACGACGCCCCAATACATCTGATTTAGGCCTCTGAGGTACTTGCTTATATACAATATAGTCCAGGGCTTGATATATTCCTTAAACCAGGGCAATAGTGTCTG